TAAATTCACTTGTAGCCCGACCACAATCGGGCTACAATAAACTTAGTCAATTATTTGAAAGGAAAGACTAATGAATACCTTAAAAGATATGAAACAGTACTACGTCGGAGACCTATGTTATGTTTTTGATGATAAAACCTGGGATGAGATATGGCCCCAAATTTCAGATGTTGGTGCATGGTATACCCTGAAAGATGGTCGTCGGTTCTTTATTGGTGCAACCAATCAGGGCGACGGATGTTGGACAGGTTCTGATGGAAATGAGTATGCTGCCGATGCGGGTTGCCTAGGTTGTGTCGCAGTTGAGGACGTGCAAGACGAAGACTCTTATCGTAAATTCATAAAGGATAAAGCTAATCCTGAACGGAGAGACTATGCTCACATCAAACAGGTATTAGGCGAACCGTCTTGCGCTTCTGAATTCGGAGACTTTACACTCGCAGGAATCACAATCGACACTAGCGATTACTCCCGATACTTCGCATAAATAACTTGTAGCCCGACCACAATCGGGCTACACTCGTGATATTAATTATTTGAAAGGAAATGAAATTGGATATACATTGCAAATATTGTGGCGAACCATGGGATCATGCTGAGCTACACGATATGCCAACTCCCAAAAGTTTAGCTAAAAACGACCAGCCATTGCCTTATAAGGAGGCGGCGGCTTTATTCTCCAAGCTCGGTTGCGGGGCCTTCCAAACAAATTTTGGAGAGAACAATCCAACAATGTGCAGGGCTTCCATGATTGACTCAGACGCGGCAGCGTGGGCGACGGCTTCGCACATTTTGTCGGACGAACCTGATGACTGGTTGTATTAAAATGAAACATATACTCGATGCCCTCGCATCTCTCGGCCTAGTGGTAATACCACTAGGCGGGGTGGCATTGTTTGCCACCTTCGCAGCTATCCTGTTTATAGGTTATGGGGTGGGACTATGAGAACAGAACCTGAGTTTCAAGATCTATGTGAGCACCCGCCAGGAAGTTACGCGGGAACCACATATTATGGCGCGGGTAAATACGCTCAGTTATGCGACGTATACTTTTACACGCACAAGGAAGGAAGTTTAGATCCGTTCTATTGGACTTATTGTTGTAGGTTTAGCGACGACGAATGCGGGGACTATGCCTCTGGACGTGTTATCGGGTGGCTACAGCCGCACGGATACAACAAAGACAGTACAGCTGCGTACGTCACGGAAGACACCAACAATCGAACGGGCATGTTCAGAATGTGGCTTAAACACGTAGGACTAACAACAAAAGAATAAACCTATCCCTGGCTCGAGGGTTATCGAGCACTTTCCTTTTCCCCTGGGGCCTCGGCCCTGGGGGTTTTCTTTTTCTAAAGGCCGCAAGACAGGCCGCAAGGCGCAAGATTAATCCAAGCTACGGGACAGGCCGCAAGACTTTTATGCTTGTGGTTTGGTTGTGGTTTGGTATAATAAATCTATCAACTATTACAAAAGGAAATTTTTAATGAAACAGAAATTTGAACAGGCTTTTGATGTAATAAAAAATGTTTATATGTTTATGCACGAAGACGACGAAGCTTTATATTTCAAGCACATTGTTACTCGTGAATATATAAAGGTTCAAAAGTAATGAAACACGCTGTTATATACAAGGGACCTAGTCTATTGGATAACGAGCAAATTGTAGTGATTGCTACTTATTCAGATCGTAACACCAAAACGGGCAAGGTCGTTCAAACTTACATATTAAGAGAAAATATTAATCCGCTCGAAGCTTCAAAGACTGGCGCGGATTTTTCTATTTGTGGCAATTGCATAATGAGAGGGACACCGACCGACGACCCAAAGCGCAAGATTGCAAAAGGTCGTCGCTGTTATGTTAACTTAGGGCAAGGCGTCTTGATTGTTTGGAAGTCATACAAGCGCGGGGTTTATCAGACTGGCGACGCAATCGAAATGGGGCGCGATAGATTCGTAAGAGTCGGGACGTATGGCGACCCCGCAGCGGTTCCAAAATATGTTTGGGATAATTTGTTAAGCCAAGCTAAAACTTGGACAGCATACACGCATCAAAGCGCATGGTCGCCGGAAATTTGTATGCAATCCGCGGACACTTACGAGCAAGCCCAGGAACACTGGGCCGCGGGTCGTCGCACTTTCCGAGTGATCCAGGATCTAGCAGACTTGGACAAACAAAACGAAACACTTTGTCCAGCTTCCAAAGAGGCGGGGGCGTCGGGTTCAATGCACAGCTTGCAAACTTTGTAGGGGATCGAGCAAAGCAAAATCAATCGCAATAGTGGAGCATTAAAAATGAAAACTAAAGAGCAAATAATTGATACTGTAATTGAACAAATTAAAAGGGACATTGAAGTAGGAGACGTTACCGCTCTGTTTGAGTTACTTGAACATATAAAGCACCAAGAACTTGAAGCTTTTTTGCCAGAACACTAAACAATGGGGCCAGGATATCCTGGCCCTAAACTTTTCTCTCGGACCTGGTCCTATCGTTTCCTTGGAATTAGATACACACACATAAAATCAAGACGCAGGGCGCAAGGCGCAAGACATTCTAGATTCCAAAACAGGGCGCAAGGCGCAGAACAAGGGCGCAAGGTTCTTGAACCGTTGACCACGTGCCATGGATATCCCACCATTAATCAAATCTGCCCCCTGATCACCGTCAAATAAAATTAGATCGCTGTCCTTGAGGCTCTTTACTAAGAAAAAATTTGACCCACCTCTTGCCCAATAAGCCATATTCCACGCAACTTGATGGGGTGAGACTTTTACCGCGTTTCCTTTGCTTACCTTCAACTCACACCAAAACGGCAACCCATCCCAGACCATATGACAATCAGGAACACCGCCCCCATGCTTGTTTTCAATCCTCGTTGCGAAGCACTTCTTCGGCAAGTTCTGCCTTATCATGCTCCAGAAGTTTGCTTCTTGTCCCTTGCTCATCAGTCACATCCTTGTAATCCCCATCGATCTGAAATGCCTGTGGATATTGTTTCTGTAAAGACGCTAATCTTGCAGTGATTTCATCCCTAGATAATTGATCGATTGTGTTTATTGTTTCTCGTCTATCGATGGTCAAACCACCCAAAGCCGACCTGATTTTTTCCGCATTGATTGCGGCTGAGAATTGTCCTGCATCTTCTGCACCTAAAGACAAAGTATATAATCGTTCCAATTGACCAATGGTTGTGACACCATATCGTCTTTCCCTTTCGTCTCTCAGTTCTTGGATGTACTCCACAACGTGTGGATAATCCCGACCGTTCAAAAGTATTGATGCTTGCTTTGGTGCTACATCTTCAGAGTACCCTGCCTTCCTTGCACACTCTGCATTTGAATAGATGCCTTCCACAATATGAGTAGCAAAAGTCATCTGTCTGTTGGTCAATTGTCTCCCATGTTCTTCTTCAATTTTCTTTTTGATCGAAGCCATTGTTCCCCTCATCAATATGATTACATATGATTACGCTGATTACACTGTTTTTGGCAAGCTTGGACATTTCAAAACTTCCATATAAGGAAACTACCGTAATCATTTGGGTCATTTTGTAATCAAGTGTAATCACATTGGGCTATATAAATAAGGTGTTGATTACGCTGTTTACGCTGATTAAAAAAAAAATTACTCAAAAAAAAAAAAAAATATTTTTCTCGCTGAATGTGCGTAATAGGTGTAATCAATAGGTTTTTGTTGACACCCCTGCCCCATCTGCTATTCTACAACCATTCAACATTTGTAATACATATAGAAAGGAAAGATTATGAATTTAGAAATGAAAGCTATCAAGCATTTTGCATCAGGCAGTGAGGAAACATATTGCTACACTGCGACTGTCTATCTGGACGGCAAGCCATTCTCTTTGGTTAGCAACAACGGACATGGTGGTTGTGACAGTGATTACTCACACAATAATTTCAAGGGCGACTATCGTGCGACCATGAAAAAGGTTGATGAGTATTTCAAGTCATTACCGAACACAGATCCATGTAAATATTTCCCTGAAGGATTGGAGCAAAGCTTTGAGAGTTGGTGTTCTGAGCAAGTAACTAATTTCTTGTACAAGAAAGACGTGAAGAGAGCCTTGAAAAAGAATAAGGTTGTTTACCGAAAAGATAAGGAAGGTAATATGGGTCTCTATGATTATGACATCAGATACGAGTCTGATAGTTTGAAGCGTCATTGGCCTGATGCGGTAATCTTAAATGATGTGTCTTTTGATGAGGCCATGAATATCTGGAGAGGACATTTCGATGCCTAATCATTGTTATCAGAGTGTTTACCTAGCAGGTAATCCAAAAGAAATTGACCGTCTTTACGAGGCGGTCAAGGAACAGAAGTTTTTGAACGCTGTAATTCCAGAGCCGAGTACCATGTTTCACGGTGCGTTGGGCGATGAGGAGCGCAAGATGTGCGAGGCGCAGGATCGTCCGAACTGGTATGACTGGCGCAATGACAATTGGAATACGAAGTGGGATATTTGTGCGGCTGAGATTATTGAAGAACCGCAGGAGATGGATCATTATCCTATGCCTACGAAGTATTTTACGTTCCGTTGTTGGACGGCATGGGCACCACCTATTCCAATTTGGGATAAGCTTCACGAGATGGGCTTAGATATTTCTGCTGATTATCAGGACGAAGGTTCGATGTTTGAGGGCGAGTATCAGAATGGCGAGGATAAATGTTGGCGACCAGTAGAG